TTATCTTGTACCTGCTGGTTTTGAAATATATAGAGTACCAACACAAGAAGAAATACGAGCAAGTAGAATTGCTGAAATACAGGTAATAATTAATGATTTTCAATTACAACCAGTACCAAGTGATGCAGAATTAATTGAAATGGGTAAAGTAATGCACCCATATTACCAAGAAGAAATGCGAGTACAACAATTACAAGAAGAATTAAATAACTTATAATATGGCAGGTGTAAGAATTTGGAAATTAGTTAAGCCAAAGTTAAGGGTAGTACCTGTTGCTGGTGGTAGTCTTGTTGATGGTACAACATATTATATTACTGCAATGCAAGCATTAGGTGCTATATATCAAACTGGTTTATTTTCAGCATTTGCAGATATAATAACATTTACTGCTGATGCAACTAATAAAAGTTTTAAAATTTATCATTATGTTGATGGTATATATTCTTTAATAGAAGATATTGGTGGTGGTAAATTAAGAATAACTGCACCAGACCATAATTTAATTAATGGAAGTTATGTTAAATTTAATGATGGAGTATATAATGGAACATATCAAGTTTATATTGATAATACAATAGATGATTACAACCATTTTAGAATACAAACAGCATATTTAGGTAATACAAGTGGTACTTGGACACAGGATAGAGAATTTAGCAGTTATATTGGTGTTGCATCTGCCATAAACTTTTATGTATATACAACCAGTCCTTATAGTGCTGAATTAGGATGGCATTTTAACATATCAATATCACAAGGTAATCATTGGGTAGTAGATAGATTTATGGTGTTTGGTGGTACAACAACAGTACCAACAATTTCTACATTACCTACTGGAAGAATGGAAACAGGTTTTTATGAGGAAAATTTTCAAATAACCAGAAATAAATTACCATCAATATTTCCAAATGATAAAGGTAAATTGTATATAAAATTTTATGATACTGGTACAGCATTAACACAAAATGATTTAATTAATGAATTACAAGGTGCAAGAGGAAAAAATTTTGATGAATTTTATAGTTATCAAAATCTAAATAATACTATATGGGATGATTCATCAAATATTAGTGTTAATGCATCATTTGATTTTTCTTCATTAAGGGGAAATGCTGTTGGTAGTATAACATTTACAGCAGTCAATTTATTACTATATGGAAATTTTACAGATAGTTCACCACAAGCAGTACTTTATGGTTACCCAAAAGTATATTTTAGATATTGTAATGTTGGTATGTTATTTAAAACTTCCTACCCATTAGTACAATGGATAAATTCGACAGTTTATGGTTATAGATATGATACATCTTTAGATAGTGTATATTTTGAAAATTCTATACTTAATTTTCCAAGATTATATACATCATTAGGTTTATCAAATACACCATTAAAAAACGTACAAATAAATAGTCCAATATCAACTGCATTTATTCAAATAACTGGATTTGTACCCTATAATAGCAAAGGTGAAAACCTTACATTAAGTAATATAAAATCAACAGCAAGTTTTATAATATATCTAACAAGTATTGGTGATACATCAACTATTGAAAATCCAATATTAGATACTGTTCATTGGGCAAATACTAATAATAATCAACATTTACAAGTTTGGGGTGGTGGTACTTCAATACCACCTGTTCACTGGAAAATAATTGATTGTACAGTGGATAAAACTAATTATGATAAAAAAATTGAATGTTTATGGATTGGTTCATTAGGTAATGTATATATTGATTCATATTACAGGGTAAATTTTCAAATTAAAAATGAAAATAATGCATTAGTAAGTAATGTTAATGTAAGTATTGCAGATAGTGTTGGTAATAATTATAGTGGTACTACAGATGCAAATGGATTACTAACATTAAAAGTTAAAGGTTATGAAATTACTAATTATAGGGTATGGAATACAACCTTTGCACCATATACTGTAACAATTACCAAAGATGGTTACCAAGATATGGAAGTAATTATTGATAAACTTTACAAACCATTAAACTTAACACCACTGGTTTTAAAAGAAGTTATACCACCAGTATATATAGAAGTACCAGTAGAAGTTGAAGTGGAAGTACCAGTATATTACCATCAACAACTTGAAGGTAGCATTGAAGACGTACAAGTAAACAGTAGTATTAGTGAAGAATTAATATATAGTGTAATTGATAGCATAAAAATTAATGGAAAAGTAGAAATAGAAGATTAATATGATAAAAGGAATAGTTGAACCAGCAAATGTATTTGGTTACCTAACAGAAGGTGTACCAAAAGAATATGTTGATGAACAATTTGAAAGTTGGGATGATATTACATTTAGTATGTATCAGGCAAAAAAAGGTGTTAATGATAAACCAGATTTTGATTATACTGATTTTGGTTTACTATTTTCACAAAATGACCAAAGTGAATACATAGTATTAATAGACCAGTTTAGCCATAGTTATAAATTTGGTACTGCAATACACCCACATATACATTACATTCAAACATCTAACACTACACCAAAGTTTATACTTCAATATAGATGGTATGATAATGGTGCAGTAGTACCAGCATTCACCACGATAGAAACAACAGGTAATGCATTACCATATATTGGTGGTACTATGTTACAGATACTTAATTTTCCATCAATAGTAAGTACAGTAAGTGGTTTAAGTTCTTGGTTAGATTTAAAACTTTTTCGAAAAACAGGTAATGGTGTAACTGGTGACATTCTGGTGAAGACATTTGATATTCATTACCAGAAAGATAGTAATGGCAGTAATTCAGAATATATAAAATAAGTACATCTATCCATTTGGTAGAAGGTAATCTTGATGTGGAGTATTTAAATATACTTCACATTTTGCATTTATATACTGTCTTTATTAGTATAATAATTGCAACATGAACGAAATAGTTATATACCAAAATAATAGCAAAACAATATTAAATACTGTAGAAGGTCTTGATAGTTTAAGTGGTTATACAGGAATACTTACTGTAAAGAAAAATATAGTAGATGAACAACCATTATTCCAAGTAACTGGAACTACAAATGGTTTAGTAAATACATTTAATTTACTTCCAATACACACCAATAAACCAAGTGATACATATAATTATGATATAACCATATCAAATGGTGTTAATAATTATACTGTGGTACAGTCTACATTAAAAATAATTGATAGCGTAAAATACTAATATATGGATAACAAAGAAATGTTAAATGTAAGGAAAATTGAAAATGCATTGGAAATAGTTAACGAATTAACCCCAATATTATATACAAACAAATATACTAATCATGAAGAAATTGGTTTATCTGGTCAAGAATTACATGATAAGTACCCTTTATTAGTTGGTAAAACACTTGGTGGTATGTATGTAGTTGATTATGAAAAATTGGTGGTATTACTACTTGCAGCATTTAACGAATTACAAAATAAATTGAAGGTTAAAAACAAGAAGTAATGACACCAGAAGATAAACACGAGATAAAAACAATGCTAAGTGATATTTTGATTGTGCATAATGCAAAAAATGAAAGTCTTTTTGATGTGATAAATTACAAGTTGGATGCAATTGAAATTCAAACAACTAAAACAAATGGTAGAGTTTTGAAACTTGAAGATAAGGTACAAACCTTACAATTAAACGAAAATCAACACATTATTAACTGTCCACAAGCAAAACGAATTGAAAAACTTAGTGAAGACCTATTAACATATAAAGAAAAAAATAGTGAAGACCTAATGGAATATAAGATGGTTATTAAGTACCCTAAAGCAATGATAATTGGTGCAGTGGTATTTGCATTGGTGGTAATAATAATTGCATTTAAAGACATAATATTTTAACATGAAAATCTGGAAATACATAACAATTTTCTTTGCAGGTATAATTGCAGGTCTTGCATTTTTTGCAAAGTATTTAGCACAACCAACACAAGTTAACAACATCGAAATGAAGAAAATTAAAACAAAAAAAAGTAATGATGTACAGATAGATGTACCAATTAATATTGAACAACAGCAGGTGAAAACCAACAACAAAATAAGATTATTTAAAAAGAATAAGTAATGAATTTCTTCCAAAAGTTAATTGATTCTGGTGATAGTGCAAATAGTAAATTATTTGCTGGTCTGGTAATGCTTGCACTAATTATTATAATGGTGGTAATGTCTTTTTTTATTGACATTCAAATAGAAGTACTGTATGCAATAATGGCATTTGATGCTACACTTTTTGGTCTTGGAAGTATTCCATTTAAATCAAAGGTTTAAATGTAAGTATATAAGTAGTTATGTATCAATTTGGTAAACATAGTAAATTCAATTTAAGTGAAGTTGATAGTAGATTGCAAGACATTGCAAACCAAGCAATTAAAGAAACAACAATTGATTTTGGTGTATCTGATGGTCTTAGAACACTACAGGAGCAACAATATTTTTTCAGTAAAGGGTTATCAAGGTGTGATGGTATTGTAAAAAAGTCAAGACATCAAAGTGGAAATGCAATTGATATATATGCATATGTTGCTGGTAAAGCAAGTTACAAATATGAACACATGAAGTACCTAACAGACCTATTTAAGAAGATTGCAAAAGAAAAACAGGTAACAATAAGTACTGGTATAGATTGGAAAGATTTTCCAGATGCACCACATATTGAGTTAAAGTCATAGTGCACCAGTGCACCTTGGTGATACATAATCACTTAAATAATTACACCTTTTTATGTTTGAATAATCAGGGTTTTAGAACTATATTTAAGCATTATTTAAAGTAAAAAGGTGTAAATATAAACCTGTAGGAATAATTTATATGTTGTAAATGATTATATACCAATCGTTTAGCACCCATTTCCTGTTAGTCCTGACAGGTCTAAAATCAACATATTTTACTATTTTCTGATTCATTTATTTACTACTATATCAACACATTACCTATTATTACTTACTTTCAAGACCAGCCATAAAAAGGTGTAATTATTTTAAAAAGGTGTACAATATTTAAAATATTGGGTTATATTTGTTGAGTTACAACAGCAAGTTTAACACATACACCTTTTTATGAAAACTGCAAAACAATCCATTACAGCCAGATTTAATTTCAAACACCTTCGCAAAGATAATACATTACAGGTATTATTTGAAATCAGAAATTACACACCTGCACCAATTCGTGTAAATGCATTATTACCTAACTTGAACATCTTACACTTAAGTAAAGATAGTTTAAAAAAAGGTAAGGGTATTGGTAAAGATGGTATAGTGATAAATCATTATATAGATAAGACAACAAGTAAAATTTATTTAGTTCTGGATTACCTTAACTTTTTTAGTCTACCACTTACCAAAAAGAACATAGAAGAACATACATATTACAAATTTAGTGATGTTCTACATTTTGCAGAAGATGTTACAGATTCTGATAGTGCTAAAGACTATATAACCAATTACTTCATTAAAACTGATGCAATGCACCAACAAGAACAAAAAGAAAGTAATGCTATGTATAAAGAAGCACTAATACATAGTGTACAAAAAGGTGGTGAAGATGCATATAAACCAAGTCATGTAATGGAAGCAATTGAAATGTTTAGATTCGAAAATCTTGGTACTGCAAATACTAAATTATTACCTTTCTTGAAATCGTATTGTGCAAGTACTGGTTATTACGATATTCAAATAAGTAAATTCAATGCCAGACTATTTGAAGAAATAATAACATATGTTAGTACTGAAAAAATAGCAAGAAAAGGTACAGCATATTATAGTGTGAATAGTGTGAAGGGTTTTATAAAATTTATTAAGATACTGTTTAAAAACTTGAAGAAGGAAAAGTATAGTATAGATGCAGATATATTTGATGTTGATTTGAAAATAGGTAATAGAAAGTCAAGTAATATTAATTTTAATTATGATGAAAGTAATTATGTAATAAGTATTAATAAGACTGAATTTGAAGCAATTAAGACTGGAAATTATAATATAAAATTGTCAAAAGTTGAACTGGATTTAATGGAAAAAACAAGAAAACTATTCTTAATCCAAACACTTTTAGGTGGTCTAAGATATTCAGAAATGCTATTAATTACCAAGGAAAGTTTTTATGAAATGAATAACAGAACATATTTAAATCTTAAGTCAAGTAAGACCAAAAAAACTATTGAAAGTCCAATGCACGATGAATTAGAAGTACTTTTAACTGCTATTAATTATGATGTGAATAGTTTAGTTACATTCAAACATAATCACAGTTACAACACTAATTTGCGTAAAATGGGTAAAGCATTAGGACTTAATAGACAGGTAGCAAAAGCAGTTAGTAAAGTAAATCAAACACATGTTGAAAAAGATGTAAAAGAACTACATGAAGTTATTTGTTCAAAGTATGCACGCAAAGCATTAGTAACACTATTATTCTATAGTGGTAAATTTACACTTGAACAAATAGCAACACTTACCAATCACAGCAGCACCAGCATTAAAAATTACATTGCAGTCCTATTAAATGAAAAACAGGAAATGATAAACACATTATAAAATTTTGTAATATTGTATATGTTTAACCAAATCTTATTACAATGGCAAAAGAACGCAAAGCAAGAACAGCAAAACAACCTGCACACATTCAAAGTATCTTGGATGCATTAAGAAAACTTGATGCAAAAGAACTTGGTGTAATAATCACCAAAGCACAAAAATATCAAGCAGGTAAAGTTGCACCACAGATTAAACGATTGGAAGCAGAACTAAAAGCATTGAATGCGCTTAAGAAGTAAAACAAGTGGTGAAATTCTTAAAGGTGATGCATACATGTATCACCTTTTTTTTTAATTATTTTTAAAAATGTCTTGCATATGTCAAAAATTGTGCGTACATTTGTAGCCACAATTGAAAAGACTTGTTGAAGTAACCACATAGACAAGCATAACACACTGAAAAGAATTATCCAGTTCTGGATAATCAACACACACTGAAACATCTTATTGTAATTTACATTCGTCAAATATTTTGATACATTCGTCAAAATCTGATGGTTTTATATGACTTTTTTGTACATACGAATGTATTTATTAATGTAAGCGATTACAGAACAATTAAAAATAATAGTAAGAATTAAAAACAATCAAAATGAAATTAAGAGAAGGTAGAAGACAATACGATACAGACAAAGCAACAAAGATTGCTGTGGTGTATGGAAATGGATTTAATGCAGAATCAATAGGTGCATATTATGTAAGTAATGCTGGTAAACATAGTGGTGAACTTTGGCGTACTGATGGTAAGCATTTAAATATATTTGGAGGTGATTCATATTATAATGAAGAAGAATTAGTTGAAATGCTACACCATAGAATGTCAGATTATCCAGTTATTCAAGTTGAAGAATTTGAATCCAGTTTTAGCAAGTACACCAAGCAGTATGCAAATACACCATTTGTACTTGTAAGAGAAAAGGAAATGGTAAATGAATTAATGAATAAATATAATCGTAATAAATAATAACTAACATGAAATCAAGAATTTTTAAAAGTGAAAAACAATGTGTGCGTGCAATATTCAAATTGCAAGAACAATTTGGTGGTGAAATACTACACTACAGTTTTACATGTAAACAACCAGTAATGGGTTTAAGTATTGATGGTAACAGCATCTTAATTACACAAGATGAATACCCTAATGGTAAAGATTGGTTCTTAACTGTACCTTGGTTTGGTACAGAAAGAAGTGATGAAATACTTACATACCTGTCTACACTTGAAGTAAGTAGTTTACCAAAGTACGATGCAATATATATGATATAATAACAAGAAGTAATTAAAAAATAATAACGAACATGAAAGATAAAAGATTTTGTTTAAGACTTAAGGCAAGCGAATTAGAAAATCTAAATGAAGCAAGCCAATATTTTGAAATGACAGCAAGTGAATTTTTGCGTATGTCAATTGAAGCAGGTATAAACACCATGTATCAAGAACAAATAAAAAATGATATACCAGTAATTCAGAAAGCAATTGATGAAAAACTATTACATTTTAAAAATAACATGAAAAATAAAAATTTAAACTAATGAGTGAATTAAGTGAATTGCAACAGATGATGGAAGATTATAAAAATGATTTACCAAATGTAAGAACCATAAGCAGTACTTTTGGTGTGTTGAGTGCTAAACACCCATCTTACATTGACCTGTACATAGATTTTGCACCAGAATTAAATGAATATTTTGATTTAGAAGTAAGTATACAACCCAATAGTAAAATTGTTTGGTTTGTCACAGTTACTTATGCAGTAGCAGATGCACCAAAATATGCAGATGCTATAGCAAAAATTGTTGATAGATTTGATAATGGTGATAAAGATGAAGATGGTTATACAGATTTACCATTTTGATTTTAAAATGTCTTGACAACTATTGATTTTTAATTTACCTTTGCCCCTACTGAAAAGTCTTAACACCCTGTTAAGCGTATATTGAAAAGAATTATCCAGTTCTGGATAATCGTTATCCACTGCAACACCTTACTGTAAAATTTATTTTCATCTGGCTATCATTTTTTTGATACTTTTTGAGAATTGTCTGTATTTATCTATAGAAATAAATCTATTGTTGCAGAATAGAATAAAATATTTACTAATCCTTTTGGGGTGTTCGACTGCAACTCGACCCCTAAAGGGATTTTTTATTTAACAATATGAAAACAATTGATGAACAAATAGTAGAAATTAAATGCATTACCAATAGATACGATAGTATTGATATGCGTTTAGCATTACTTAATGCCAATGGTTACAACATTCAAAAGACGTGGGTAAAATGTAATGTAGTTAATACAGTATATGAGAAACCAAGACTTAAGCAATTACATGTGCAGATTAGTAACATAATCGAACACTTTGGAAATTATAAAGATTTAGCATATGTAGTAGTGCTAAAAAAATAATAACAATTAATAATAATTAATAAAATGAAAAATTTAACAGATGAACAAAAAATGAAGTTTTGCGTGAAACTCTATAAAGACATGTATTACTTAATACAGAAAGAAACAGAATTATATAATGAGTATAAAGAAAAGGATATGGTATATACTGATGATTTATATTCTTTAACACTAAGTATAATGCGTAAACTGATTGGTTATTGTGAAATTAGTGAACATATGCCATTTGCATTTTATGCTGATTATGATGTAGAATATTTTAAATCAATTATAGAAGATGCAATAAATGAAAATAACAAATTCTACCAAGCCTAATTAACTTGGTTTTGGTGCAGGTAATTTCGTGGTGTGTTTACCTGCACCTATTTTAAACACCACATAAATAACTTTATTTACACACCAATTAAAATGTTTTTCAGTTACTATGATAACACAAGTTCAAAAACACCTAAATCTTATTTGATTTGGGAATTACAAGACATTATTACCAGTAAAGAATTAAAATCAACTACTGAATTAATTAGACGAAAAATTGATAATGTTATACAAACATTACCCATTGATAAAGTACAAGATGCTGTTGATAATTTAAAAGCAAGTCAACCTATAATAACCCCATCTGCAATAATGAATGAGGGTTGCAAGGAAAAATGGAATACTAAAAATCATTCTGGTATATTTTTTCTTGATATTGATTTAAAAGATAATCCAGATTTTAAAAACAAATTAGAATTCATTAATGCAGACCAATATACATATTTTTCATCACATAGTCTTAATGGTGGTGTTCATATCGTGGTGTATACTAATTGTAACGATATTAATCAACATAAAGCATATTGGACAGCCATTAAAAACCACTACGAAACTAAATTTAAGATAAAGATAGACCCAAGACCAAGTGCAATTAGTTCATTTTGTTTTATGACATATGACCCTTCACCATATGTTAATCCATTTAGTAAGGTTTTTAAATTAAATAAAAATGACTACGACTTGTATAAAAATAAATTAAATACAATACAAGTCGTAGTTGATTTAGAAAATAACACACCTAAAAAATCATCAATTGTAAAATTATCAAAAGAAGATAAAGATACACTTAAGCAACCAGTAACACCATTAGTATATCGATACCAATATGATGAAGATAAAATAGTAGATAAACAAAAACCTGTATATGTAAAAGGTGGTATTGATGTATGTGATATTTGGTTTAATAAAGATTATTTAATTGAAGATGGTTATAGACATCAAACTTTAGGCAAGTATGCAAATGCTTTATTATTCAATAATCCAGATGTGGAGTTAAAAAGATTAATACAAGAAGTATACATGATTAATAAAAGACATTGCAAACCAATTTTAAAGCCTAAATCAGTAGCAGATATATGTAAATATGCATATGGTCAACATAAACGAAATGAATTGAATGTAGAGCCTATAATAAGACGTAAATACGTTTTTTATAGTAAAGAATATATTACAGAGTTAACACCAGAGCAAGAAGAAATATTAAGTAGAATTGAAATTGTTGAAGATTATAAAATAGCACGTAAAGAAATGCTAAGAAAGAATAAGACAAAGACCACCTATTTAACTAAAACAATGGAGTTGGAAAAACAATATGAAGAAACTATATATAACGCAATTGAAGACCTTAGATTGAATTACAATGGTAAAATCAAATATAAAGCATTAGCAGATAAACTTAGTATAGGTATTTCAACACTAAATAAATATTTAACACCTGAACTAAGAACATTATTAAAAATGTAAAAATGACTACGACTTGTATTGTATTTAATATATTTTATACAAGTCGTAGTCATTTTTATAATATTCATAAATACACTATTTCGAGATTTATGAAAAATCATTAATACTTTTTCAAATATTGTAGTATTTAGTATAAATAACTTGAAGTATTAACCCAATTAAGTAAATGATATGGAAGAATGAACATAATGAAATACTTTACATTTTCTGCTCTACAGGTAGTAGCACAACAGAAGTAAGTAGAGCATATTTGAAACTACAGCCAGTGGTATATGAAATGGCAAAAATGACATTACTAAAGAAGTTTAAAACAATAGTTAAGCGTGGAGACGTTAAAGAAATATCCAATGATTGCGTTACCACTGTAATGGCAAATATTCGTACAGTATATAAGAAAGATATTGCATTAAATGGCTTTTCATTGATATACCAAAGCATTATTAACTACTACATATACTATCACATAGTACTTCCCAACAGGAAAAAGAATGAAATGTATAAAGAAAGTAATCAAGTAAATGAATTTGATTATAATAATCTGCATGAAGATGAAGTAAATATAGAATTCAATATAGAGCGTTTAAAAGCACATATTAAGACAGTTATTAATGAAGTGAAGTATGACATAATAAATGGTACTAAAGTCAAACAAGACCAAAAGAAATTGGTGTATATGGAAACATTTTTGGAATATCTTAACAAGTACAACAACATTGATTTGAATGCAATTAATAATTTCATTGTTTGCAATACAGATTTAGGTGTTAACACCTGCATTTACCTAAGTAGAAAAGAATTTGGTATAGAAGGTGATTATACAGCAATAGATAATGTAGAAGCAAGTAAAAGTAATGTTGATAGAGTAGATTTTATTATTGATGATTATACTCCAGCTGAAAAGGTAAGTTTAAAAAATAATTACAGACGTAAAGCATTGAGAGATAATATAGAATATAATTATTTCTGATAAAATGAAGAAATATGTATAAGAAAATTAATTTTTCTTGTATTTATTAGAAGAAAGGCAAATATCAAAACGTCTTTAGTATAAATAAGAAGTATTAAAAAATTTAAAACAATGGAAATTGAATATGTAAAAAAAGGTGATGTAGCAGAAAAGAATTTTGTGGAAATGTGGGTAAAGAAACAACCACAGGCAATAATTAGAACAACTACAGAAGATGAAAACATAGTAAAGCATTGGGATTTTGTAGTTAATGGTGTTAGTGTTGATGTTAAAAGTATAAGAACATACCAACGCTATAATGATGATGGTACAAAAGGTACTAACTATACTACTGTTGAGTATTTAAATAAGCAAGGTAATATTGGTAGTTTATTTGGTGCTTGTGATTGGTTTGCATTTCAAAGTGGCACAAGTGCTAATTATTGTTATTTATTGGTTAAGCGTGCAGAAGTACAACAATTTTGTGCAAATAATGTAAGAATGGAAACCAGAACAAACATGATGCGAAATTACTTATATAGCAGCATGGGTAAAGATTTGATTGCAGTACTTGACATGGATTGCCTGAAAGAACATTGCAGTTCTGCATTTATTTTAAAATAAATTGAAAATAAATGTTTTTAGAATGACTTTTCAAAACATTTTCAGTATTTATTATAAAGAAAATAACTTAAAGTATAAAAAACTAAAAACAATGAACAACGAAAACTTAAGCGTGGAAGATGCAATACATCTTACAGGTAAAGAACTAAAACAAAAATTAATTGCAAGTCTTGATGAAATAAATAAAGTACTTGCAGCAAGACTTGCTAAACTTCAAGAAGAACAACAACAATATTATGATGAAGTACACGATAACAAGCAAGATTAATTAAAAATAATATTATCAATAAAATTTAAACAATGACAACAATTAATGATGGTCTAAAAGACATGTTAAAAGAAGCAATTCGAGAATATGAACTATTCAAAACTGAATATGCAGAACAAATTAAGGAATTCAATGAAATTTGGAAGAAATACGTGAAAGAATATGATATAGATATTGTATTCAATTTATACCCAAGACAAATTGTATTTGGTGATTTCAGAGAATATTATAGAGAAGAAAAATATGTTGAATTTGATATGAGTATAGTAAGATATGGTACAGAAGTACTAAAAGAAGAAATAATAAGTACATGTGAATATATAAAAAAAGAAAATGAAAACAATTAAAACAATCATCAACGAGTACTTAAATTACAAAATAGCAATGCCAATTTGGGCATTCTGTTTAACAATTGGATTAGCAGTAAATGCATTATTATTATTTATATTCTTAATGCTATGATGTATAAATGCAATAACCCCAAATGTGTAGCATATAATGTTGAGTTAAGCACCAACAGGTTACAGATGATAATAAGAAATGATAAAGTAATTACATCTGCTTTATGTACTAAGTGTGGAAATGAATTATTAAGTCTTGATGAAATACAAGGATTTCCAACAAACTTTAAAGCAGATGGTGATAGATTAAGTAGATAAAAAATAATAGTAAAGGTAAAAATTTGAACAAATGAATAAAATTGAAAGTAATGAGTTAGTAGAAGGAATAAGTAAATTAATGACTGAACATAATTTATCTAATAAAATGATAATTGATTTAGAAGGTGATTTATACTTTCCAAATTTAGATGATGTTGTTGCAGTAGTTAAACCAAGACCAATAAAAACAATATATTATTTAAGTGAAGCATTATATAATAGCAGTATTGGAAATAAATTATTAAATGAAGATGTTACTATTGGTGTTTTCAAATTAGTAAAAAAATCATTAGTTAATAATGATTATGATTTATATATCTGGAAAAAAATAGATATGGATATTAAAGAATTGGAAAAAGAAAATAAAGATGGTCAAAAATTCGAAATAACATATACATTATATATGAATGTTATTGATAAAAATAAAGAAAGTGTTATAAAATAATTTACATGGAAATACAAGACCAATTAAACCTAATAATGTCTGAAATTAAAGACATTAACAACAAAATAACTACAATATACAACTACATCAACACTACAGAAGATAATGATGAACAAGAAGAAGGTGTTGAAAGTTATGATGATATTGAATAAACTCTAATTGGTGGTGATATAATACGTCACCACCAATATTAAATAATCTTAAAAAGGCAATACTATGAATAATGAATATCAATAAATATGATGAAGAACTACTAAGAAGTTTACTAATCAAATACCAACAATCAACAGGTAGAACACGCAACAACACCTACAATCAGTTATACCCATTCTTGCAAACCTGTATAAAGCTGCACATATACAACTTACCACAATCAATAAGACAGGATGCACAACAAGACCTACATATACTTATCTTAAGAAGATTAGATACAATCAAACCCCAAGACATTGAAAGCATTAAAAACTATTTCTTTATAATGGTAAAGCGTTTGGTGTTGAATGAAATAGAAGATAACAATACCTACAACCTAAGAAAGAAACTACACAATGAAACAATGCACTTACTACTATCTGATGTCTTTATTAAAGACAGATTGTTATTAGATATAGATGTGCTAAGTTATGGTGAAGAAGTATAAGCAATATTGGGTAAAGGAAAGAAAACCATTTAATGGTGTGCACTACAAGAAAGATATGCATGATGATATTCACCAAGCATTCTATTGTAGTGCTGAGTGGATTAGATTGCGTGACGAATATAGAAAGAATAACCCTTTATGTGTGCATTGTAAAGCATTAGGTAATATAGCACCAGCAGATGTTGTTGACCACATAGCAGGACTTAATTATGATTGGTCACTAAGACTTGATTATAATAACCTTCAATCACTATGTCACAAGCATCACTTGATTAAGGAGAATGCAGAGCGAAGAAAGGTAAAGCAAGAAGCAAAGCAAAGACTTACAGATGAAGTAATGAATAATTTAAATGATTTTGAATAGAAAGATGGATTCAATCAATTCAACTTAATGACTGGATTAAAAGGTAATGATGTTATATGTTCACAGAATTACTTATGGTGCAAACATACAGATGATTATAAACTAACTATAGATATAAAGGAACTACCAGAAAATATATTATTTAATGTTAATAAAGAACTATATGAATCAATTAAACAAGAACAGAAGAGTGTAGTTATTAAACAGAAAGAAGATATAAAGAAAGAACAGAAGTTAATTAAAGAACGTGCAGATGAAGAAAGAAAAGAATCTAACAAATCAAAAAGAATTGTTAAACTAATTGATGTTAATACAAATGAAACTACTGTACATGATTCAATTAATGATGCAAGTATTTATGTTAAAGATATTAAAAATGTTCTTGGAAGTTTAAGAACAATACGTAAAAAACTTATTGATAAAAAATATAATAAACCTTATGGTTATAAAATAATTTATATGTAACTAATTGAGGTGTAGGGGGTTGGGTAAAATAGTTGAAAAGATACTAATCCAAATCTTACACGCCCAAGGACATGCTACACAAAAGGTAATTGGCATGGGGGTAGTCAAAAAGAAGAATTAAAATAAAAAAATGGCAAAGAAAATTACAAATAGTTTAAAAAAATTGGTTCTGAAAAACTATAAAGAAGAACTACAAAAATATAATGCCAGTCCAGCAATGTGTGAACTTGTATTGAATATTGTTGAACACCATAATAACTTGGTAAGTAATTATAATGCTGGTGAAACACATCAAGAATACCTTACCTATCAATTGAAACAACAATTATATAAGATATTAACAGACCTTAAAAAAGATTTCCAAAAATATAATGCTGGTGGTGAAGAAGCAAGCACATTTGATAAACACTTTCAAGACTAAATGAATGATGAAATACAAATATATATTGATGAAAACTATGCAAAACTTGAAACATATATAGATAATATTATTTCAAATAATGTAATATGTGGTAAGTATGAGAAGTTAGCAGTAGAACGATTTATAAGACATAAGGAAAAATACGTATATGATGAAGCACAAGTAAAGCGAGTAATCAAATTTTTCTATTTATTGCACATAAAGAATGGAAATAAATATGAAAGATTTAATTTTTTTGGTTTTCAGGTGTTCTGGATTGCAAATATTTATGGGTTATATACTGTAGATAGTTTTAGATTATTCAAGAAAGCATTTATAACCATTGGTAAAAAGAGTGGTAAAACAGCATTCAATGCTTGTCTTGCACTATATGAATGTATTTATGATAAAGAATTAAATGCACATGTTATACTATTAGCAAGTAGTGCAAACCAAGCAAATTTTGCATTTGAGATAGTAAAAGATATTGTGTTAAACAGTCCAGATTTACCACCATTAAAAATACAAAGAAGCACAATCACATACCAATATCAAAACACTACTTGCAAGATTGAAGTAAAAAGTGCAGATAGTAGTAGAATACAGGGTGGTAACTATAGTTTTAGTCTAATTGATGAATATGCATTCCATAAAAATGATGAACTTGCTAATAGAGCATTTACAGCAGCAGGTAATAGAAACAATCCTCTTCAAGTACTAATAACCACAGCAGGTTATGATAAAGCCAAATCACCAGCATTTGAATTACAAGCAAGTTGTGAAAACATATTAAACAGTATTCAAGAAGATGATAGTATTTATGTGGCTATCTACACATTAGAAAGTCAAGAAGAAATACACGATGAAACAATGTGGTGTAAAGCATTACCAGCACTTGGTACTACACCAAAATTAGAAAATATAAGAACATTTTACAACCAGCAGTTAACAATGCCAAGTTTTAGAACTGCATTTCTAACTGATAACATGAATGTTTGGTGCAATACAAAGGTAACTTGGATAACTGATGATATTATCAAAGCACAAATGCGTGATGATATGCGTATACCAGAGGGTGCAGAAGTGTATTTGGGTTATGATGGTAGTGCAACTAAGGATTTAAGTGCAATTTTTGTTCTTTATTATGATAAAGATAAAGACATTTTTATAGGTGAAGCATATAGTTTATTTCCAAATAGTGTTGAAAATGTAGCACGTAAAGGTGGTATAAATCTAACTACATGGATTAATGATAATTATATAATCCAAACAGAAGAAAATGCAATACTTGATGGAGATGTACTACAAGTACTTAGAAAAATTAAGGAAAAATATAGAATAATATCTTTAGGTGTAGACCCTTGGATGGTAGATAGAATGAAAATCACCATTGAAAACGAATTAGAAATACTGGTGAATAAAATACCACAAAGAATTCAATACCTGTCAGAACCACTGAAAGAATGTGAAAAACTTATAGTCACCAATAAAATGTTTTTTGCACGTAATCCAGTGCTAAGATGGAATTTTATGAATGCTGTAATTAAAAATTATGACAATAATATCAAGTTAAGTAAAAATGGTAGCAAAGATAGTATTGATATACTGATAGCAATGAATGTCGCAATGCACGAATATCTTGCATTTAATTTTAATTATAATAGTGTGGTGAATGATAACTATTTAAAAAATGATTACATAAATGAAATAAAAGAAGTAAAATATTAATTACTGTCTTTATTCTTATATAAACAATAAGAATGCAAATAAATTTTCCATTTTTCAGTTCAAGTAAGGTTAATTATGTTGAAGGTAGTAAAAGCCAATTCAATAAAAAATTTAAATTATTTGCAAACGATACAAATGCAAATGCAGATTTGAACCATGCAGAAAAAATTGCAGCAGTATACACATGCATTAATATTTTAGCAACCACAATTTCCAAACTAAACATTCAAATCAAATCTGATAGTGGAATCATTAATGATGATATTCATAAGTTGCTGAATTACAAACCAAATTCTTACACCAACAAACAACAGTTTTACAGTAATATTATCAGTCAATTGGGTTTTTGTGGAAATAGTTATTGCCAGATTGAAAAAGATAGTAAAGGTAAAGCAATTGCATTACACCAATTTCCATTAGATTATTTTGATGAAATCAAGTTAGTTAAGAATAAACTATACTACTATAATAGAAATGATGATAAACTTTATCGTGGTGATGAAATTCTACACTTCAAAACACTAAGTAAAACAGATGATTATTTTGGATTATCACCACTTCAAAGTTTACAAACGTCTCTAAATCTTAATGTGAAAAGTCAGAAGACAGTGGATAATTTTTATTCCAAGAATGCAAACACAACCAAGATATTAGAATATACAGGTGCAGCAGGTAGTAATAAGAAAATAGATGAAGTACTGGATAAATTTGAACAAGAAAATAGTGGTGTAGGTGAAGCAGGTGGTACAATTATAATACCACCAAATTTCAAACTGTCTGAATTAAAGTTGTCAGTGGAAGATGCAAAATTCTTAGAAACAGCAGCATTTAGTGAAAAAAGTATTGCAGCATTATATGGTATACCTGTATCAATGCTTGGACATTCAGATAACAAGTATAGTACCTATGAACAAGAAAACATTGCATTTATCAATAATACCATTAGTGGTTTATTGTCGATTATCACAACAGAATTAGAATTTAAATTACTTACAGATACACAAATTGCTAATAATTACCAAATAGAATTTGATGCAGAAAAACTTGCAGGTACAACAGCAGCAGATAAAGCAACATATTATAAGACATTAAAGGATATGGGTGTATTAAGTCCAAATCAAGTTGCAGCCAAACTTGGTTACCAGACTACAGATAATGAATACATGGATTACCACTACACACAAATGCAATACGTACCACTTGAAAAATGGTTAGATAGCGTTAATAGTCTTAAGAGTGTTGGATTTAGCAAGCCAGCAGTGGATAGTAGTGAAGAAAAAAATAAGGAAATATTATAAAAAATAAGAAAATGTTAAAAGAAAAAAGATATTTAAAAATTGATGATAAACAATTTCACAGTAGAATACAAACAGATGAAAGTGGTAAAAGGTTTATCATTGGGTATGGTAGTGTATTTAACTACAAATCCAAGATAATCACTGAATATGTAGCAAGTGAAAGGGAATACAGAAGTTTTTATGAAGTAATAGAAACAGGTGCATTTGATAGAGTACTTTCAAGTAATCCACAAGTTGTTATTACTGTTGACCACGATTTTAGTAAAATGTTGGGTAGAACTTCAAGTGGTACACTAAAACTTAGTGTTGATGAAAAAGGGTTACGTTATGAAGTAGAAGTACCAAATACTACTTTAGGTAATGATGTTGCTGAATTAGTTAATCGTGGTGATATGTTTGAAAGTTCATTTATGTTCACAATTGATAGTAAGAATGAAAGATGGGAAAAAGACAATGAAACAGGAATATGGACAAGATATATTAGTGAAGTATCTGGTTTATACGATGTTACACTTTGTAATTATGCAGGCGCATATAGTGGAACTGATATAGAAGTAGCACAAAGAAATCTTGATGATGTAATGAAATCAACAATTGAACTTGATGAACAAGAATTACAGAAAGAAAGAAATGAAAAATTAAAACTCGAAACTGAGATATTTTTATTACAGAACGAGATTTAATTATTTGTCACTGTCTTTATTAATAAATAAATAATTGTCAGAAATGACAAAACAATAATCGTAAATAAAAAAAATATAAATATGTTAAATGAAATTTTAATTAAAAGGGATGCAAAAATTGCAGAACTTAAAAATATGATTGCTGGAGAAATGACAGCAGAAAAACGTGCAAGTGTAGAAGCAATGAAATCTGAAATCGAGGGTATTAATAAAGATATAGAAAGTATGAGATTTCTCGAAGCACAGGAAAAAACAGAAGCACGCAAAGAATTTGGAAAAGAAGAAAAGAAAGCAAATGCAAGATATGACCTTTTCAAAGCACTTCGTGAAGGTGTTAATGGTCTTACTGGATTAGAAAAAGAAATGCATGATGAAGGTGTACGTGAATACACAAGAAATGGTGCAGGTTATACAGAAGGTCTTGTAATTCCACAGATGATTTTATCACAGCGTGCTGATGTATTATCAAGTAACACTGATAAATTTATTAAAACTTCACAAGATTCACAATTGCATGTTGCAAATACTGAAC